AGAAATCCAAGCATCCGTGACTATTCCACTCGTCCTAGCCGCCCCAATGGGAACACGGGGGCGGTCAGAAGTTAATTCACCAGAAATTAACCCAATCAGTGGCGGCATGACAAGACGATCAATCCTCCGCATTTCAGCAGGGTCAGACAGTGGACCATTTACAAACTTCATTGTGCCACCTCCTTTCTGCTTATGCGGTTACCGTTAAGATATAAACGGCGTCCCTTTGTTTAAGGATAGGTAATCCCTTGTCCTGTACCCGAATCCAAACACCTTCAGGGTCTTTCTCTTCCCAACGATCAGGTTTAAGTCCGTATCCACGCGCATTACCAAACGGCGCTCGTTTAAATTCGGCTATCGGACGCCCATCTACCCTAGAAGCCATCATAACAAATGTATTATCAGGAACATACTTTCGATACATAACTACATAATCTTCATTTGCTTTGAAACTTGCAGTCGGGGCAGACGAAACCGTCACAGTACCACCTTCAACACTAATACTAGCAATCGTTTCATCTTCATAAGTTCCAGCAGAAACATCAACAAACCGTAAAGTTCCACCCACTTCAAAATCAGACACATCATCAACTGAAATTTCAACAGTTGAAGAACCTGTTACTACGGCAGTCAAATTTGCTCGAACTTCATAAAGCTCATCATAAACAACCAAATTACCAATATCCAACAATGAAGCAACAACGCCAGCATTTACTCCAATAATCTTATGCAGATTACCCTTGAATAAATCACCACTCCCAAAAGTGGATTTTTGTAAAAGAGTTAATATCGTGGGGTCATTCGCAAGATACTTCAAAACAGTACTATTACACATAGCAACATCAACTTTGCTTCCACAATCATCAGCGATCAATTGTTTCCCATCTGTAATATCTTCCAAAATATCTCGTGAAGTACCGGTATTCCAACAATAGTCAGCAGTTAAACTAACAATATGAGTAGACCGAACCCCATAATCAACAGACGACTTGTATCCGGTTTGAACGTTATAAGAGAAGGAACCAGCAGTGATCATCTTTGCTATCATCCACTCTTTCCTACGTTTACTCCGATTCGTCAGCCCTGCTAAATTTTCAGCAAGAATTTCAGTCGCAGACTTGTATTCTTGGAGACTACCCTCTTTACGAAGATTATTAAGGAAAGTCTCATCGAAGTACATCTTTTCTTTCCAGAACGCGGCTTTAGCTTCGTGCTGTGCAATCCCGTAAGGAAAAGTCAACGGAGCCGGGCTACCGGGGGCTACAAACGGAGCCATCCCCCGTCCACCTTCTTTACTCTCCCATTTGATAGTATCAGATGGGGAATCACTTTCAGGAAACAATCCTGAAAGCATAAGTTCAGGCGGAGTCATCCATTTTGTAACAAAATCAGTTAAAACTTCTAATCTCAATTCAGGAATATCAGCTACACCCTTCATTAAAAATCACCTCCTCTCAAATTATTTCATGTAAGTAAATTGACCAAACGTACTCGCTGTAACATCAGTTCGTGCGTTGGAGTCCATATTTACTAATGCACCAGAATAGAATACACAATGACTTATGATCATTCCTGCATTAGCACCCTTAGCATTTGCACCAACTCCAGTATCTACTGATATATCCAATACACCAATAGCAGTATCAGCACCAGCAATATACAAATACCCAAAGTTAGCAGTCGTAATGCCGGTTGTTACATTATTCGTAACAGTGATCTTTGCCATGTGTGCATACGTTGTACGATCAATTGCAGTAACAAAACTACAATCAACAGCAGACGCATCAGAATCAATCGCATACAACCAATCTCCAACTTTAAACTTATACGAATCATTCAAAGTCACATAGGCATAAGCACTTGTAGCACCATCAGTAACAAGATAAGCTCTTGTCGGGGCATCTTCAGCACCAGTAATAGTAGCATGAGGGTCATACGGAATACACATCCCGTTATTTCCCTGACCAGTACCAGAAGTGTTCTTTGCTAATACCGTACCCGCTTTAAGTACCCCAAACCCTGGAGAAATGGTAATCGGCAGAGTCAGAATATTCTGATAGTCAGTGGGGCGGTAAATTAAACGTTTATAATCTGTTTGTACACCTAACAACACATAAGGGGTATCGCCTTGAGCCATTGTAAATCACCTCCTCTCAAATTATTTTGTAGTTTTTTGTCCAGCCAATTCAAGCAATGAATTAGACAGGGTTTCATTTTCTTTTTTCGTTTCTGTTACAGTTACAGACTCATCTTCTCTTCGTTGACCAGAACCAAGTCCCATCACATCCTTATTTACACCATCATCTTCCCATTCTTTAATCTCTTTCTTTACTGCTTCCGTAAACTTCACTACATCAAGCACCATATTTTCAACAAAAGTGTCAACAGGAACATATTTCTTCAGACGAGAATAGAACTTTTCGGGAATCTTGCTTTCTGATAACTCATTGCCCCAAATTCTCTCTGCTTCTAACTTATTCTCTCTGATAGTTCTCAATTCATCACGTTTTTCTAATTCAAGAACCCTTGTATCAACAGCTTTCTTTTCATCTTTCAAAGAAGTAATCTCTGTTTTCAAAGTTTCTCGTTCTTTAGAAAACGTTGCGGTTAATTCAGCAGTAACTGAATCTTTAACCTCTTTCTGCATTTCAGCAAAAAGTTCGGGGTTTTCTTTCATAAAAGTTTCTTTATCCATTTGTTTCACCTCCTTTGTATTAAAATTAGTTACATCTACACTTACATCAGTGTAAGTTAAATCTACTTTTTCACTAAATGCTTTAGAATTTGTATGAGAATCGTACCCAAACACACAAACAGACGCTTCCTTCAACTGCCATTCTCTAACAATAGTTCCAGGACCTTTCATCGTGAACCCATTCACTTCAGCAGTTTCTTTTTCTACTAATCGTTGAATTTTAATAGGACTCATGCGAACACTAGATTCAAAAGGGAAACCCTCTTTTGACAACTTAATAAATTCATTTGCATCATCAGTATCAACAAATGACATTGATTCAGGATCAATAACAATCTGATTACCCTCAGTAAGAACTTTATCAGCAAATCCTACTTTTTTATCAGTATCATGATCACTAAGAATAGGAAGACGGCTCTTACTCAATTTCATTCCTGAAACATCTAAAGCTAGGTCTCCCCACCAAAAATGATCATGGATAATTTTTCCACTATACGCAATCATTTTAAGTTTTGGTTTTTTATCTTCCCCTTCAGCAAAAACTTCAGCACGAGTACTATGATCTACAAAACAAAGTGCGGTAGATGGAATCTGTTCAGTTTTCATACTTTTATCCTTTAAAAAAGTTACAGGCATCTTACATCCCTCCTGTTAATAGTATAGTAAAGCCAAAAAAAACACAAGTCAAGTGTTTTTTGATGAAGTGGTCAATATTGTCTCCCACTGACCACTTCATCTTTTCTTATAACTACTTTTTACCTTTTTTAACTTTCTTCTCTTTCTTTCCTTTTTCTTTCTTCGCCATTCTTTTACTCCTTTTTTGTAGTAGGTTTTGGTTTAACACTAGAAGTCCCTGCTGCTTTAGTAGGCTTCTCTTCCCCTTTATTTAACGATTTTTCCTGCATTGCTTCTGCATCAAGAGTATACTGTAACTTTGGATACTTTTTCTGTTCTTCAGCATATTTAAGTCTTTCTCTCCCGTAATTACTAATACCTAACTTAGAAGCAATCGTTTTGTAGGAAATACCCAAATTATCAGCAAGAGGACCGTGCTTGACCCCAAGCAATCCCTTTGCTCTTGCTTCAAAATCTAACATTTCAGAAGTTGGATAAGAAATATCAATAAGCTGTTCGGGTCGTTTCTTAATTGATTTCATAATAGGTTCTTGTTTCTCAGTAAATCCCACAGCTGTATCTACTTTAAAATATTCTTTGAAATCTGTAAGCCTACTACGAAGAAAAAATATTGCTCGCCAGAAGTCATATTTCAAAAATCTATCAAAATATGCAATTTCATCACTGATTCGATCAGACATTGGCCCTCGTGATGCTTTCACTGAAGCAAAAGTCCCTGTTGATCTTCCAGATGTCACATCTTCCGGTTCATTTAGCCCTGAAGAAACCATTTCCATAATATCAGTATCACTATCTTTTATATTAGGAAGTTGAGGAGAAACACATGTAAGTTTCATTCCAGGAGGAAGAA